TATGATACACTAGCCGCCACCAAAAGACTGGCTTCCGAAATGCGGCCCTGTATCAAAAGATATCTGTTTGCCCAAAGGCGGTCAATGTTTATAGAAATAACTGCGGACGAATGGGATAAAGTCGCAGAACTACCACTAGAATTGTTTATAACAAAAGGATAATAAATGCCTTCATTTCCAATAGATAATGCTCCAGAAGCACTTGATATGGATTCATTCTGGAAAGTATCCGATAGTTTTGGTCATTTGGCCAAATCTTGCCGGTTCGCTGTCAGAATAATACCACGAGCATTTAATGAAATTGATGAGGGTGAAGTCATGGGTGATCTCACTTATCTATGTGAGGCCACAGAATTTCCTGGTCGCGGCCTACAATCAATTGATCTCCATTATTATGGACCTAACTTTAAATTACCATTTCAGACTGAGTATCAAGATATTAATATGACATTTCTTTGTAGAAATGCTTCGTTTGAAAGAGAGTTCTTTGATAACTGGATGGAATATATCAATCCAACAAACACCTTTGATTTTCAATATAGGGACAATTATAGTTCTGAAATCACAATGTTTCAAATGTCAGATTTCGAAGACGAATATGGTAGTGAAACACCTTTGGCCACATATGCATTTACATTATATGATGCATATCCCGTACTCATAAATCCTCAGCCAGTAACTTGGGCAGATGATAACTTCCAAAGATTGACTGTTACATTTACATATAGCAAATGGCGCAGAAGAAACAAAGACGATTTAGATGACACCCAGTATCAATTAGTTGAAGGAAAATCAGTCACTCCTCCGTAATAATGAAAGGTGATTAAAATATGCCATTACCAAAACTTGATGTGCCTTTATATCAGATTAAGATTCCTTCTACTGGAAAAGAAATAACCATTAGACCTTTTCTAGTCAAGGAAGAAAAACTTTTATTGATAGCCGCGCAGTCAAAAGACCAGGCTGAAATAATCAACACGACAAAACAGATCATAAACAACTGTATTGTTGATGGTGATGTAAATGTAGAAACTTTACCGTTTTTTGACATAGATTATATTTTCATCGCCCTAAGAGCCAAGTCTGTTGGTGAATCGATTGATATTAATTTTACCTGTAATAATGTAATAGAAGATGGTGAGGCTTGTGGCAGCAGATTTACAGCCAAAATTGATATAACAAACTGTGAAATAGTTAAAAATGAAAATATAAAACAGGAAATAACATTATCAGGCAGTCTGAGACTGAAGATGAAATATCCTTCATATTCTATTATGAAGATGCTTAATGATGATGAATTAACAATTGAAAAGAAAATCAAAATTATAGCGGCCTCAGTTGAACAGGTTATACAAAAAGACCAAGTATTTACCAGTAAAGATTTTACACCAGCAGAAATGCAGGCTTTTATAGGCGATTTGACACAAGAGCAATTTAAGAAACTAGAAGAATATATTGATAATTTTCCATCGTTTGTGGTCACATCAAAGGCTAAATGCTCTAAGTGTGAATATGAACATAACATAAGGTATGATAATTTTTCCAGTTTTTTTTTCTAATGGTGGGGCATGATTCGTTAGAGAATTACTTTAAGACTAATTTTGCGATGATGCAACACCATAAATATAATTTGAGTGATTTGGAAAATATGTTGCCATGGGAAAGAGTGGTTTATACTGATCTTCTTAAACAGTTAATAAAAGAAGAAGAAGATCGTATGAAAGAACAAAGAAACCTTCAAAGGGTAAGAAGAACATAAATGGCAACGGATTTTAAAAATTTAAGCGTAGATTATAAGGCATTGCTTAAAAATACATCAATTTCAGATAGGGTTTCTCTAACACAAACCTCTGCTGGCCAGCAACTATTATCTGCTTTAACTCCTACAGAACTGGCCAATATATTTCCAGACTATTATAAAAGGTCTAATCCTGATGTATCGGGCTTTATAGAAGCTACGGCCAGAAGATATGGTCGAGGTAAACCTCAAACGCCTGGTGCAGAATATGTTGAAGGAGCTAAACCAGGTAAGAAAACCGGAGAAACTGAACTTGGTCGCAGAAGAGTTGCTGGTCGAACATCAACAGAAAACGAAACCGATCCAGAAGTGGCTTCCTTACTATCAAGAGCCGGAATAAAAGCAAATCCAGCCGCTAAAGCAAGATTGACAAATGAACAAAAAGAAATTATAGAACAATTAAAAACTGGTAATATTGATACAAATGATCCTAGAGTTTCGTTTTTAAAACAAATTGATAGCTCTATATTAAAAAATTCAGGTATTGATATTGTTGATGCTGCCGGTGGTAAAAAAGAATTTAAATATATTGCACCCGAAGCAGCAGGATTAACAAGAGAACAGATAGCAGCAAAAGGTGGAGGAGGTGTCGCTGCCGGCACAGAAGGATTAACAGGTCGTGAAAATTTAGCAAAACAAACATATGATGCTTTTAGAGAAGCCGGACTATCCGATAAACAAGCCAGAGCCGTTGTATCAGAAGTTAATAGAGAAAATAGTTTAAATCCAAAATTGATGTTTGGAACTCATGCCGAACCGGCCACAAATGCGGCACACGGCAGAACAAACTATGGTATTTTTAGTTGGGGCGATCCTTCTCGTGCGAAAGCTTTCGTCAATTATATGAAAGAAAATGGAGTCATGGATGCTTCAGGTAGAGTGATTGTTGACAATTCGACCTATCTTAGGCAACAGGCAAAATTTGCCGTAGCAGAAATGCGTCAAACCAAATCAGGCCAGAGATTTTTAGAAAATAGAGATATATCTTATGAAGATGGAGTAAACGAATTAGGTAAACATATTGGATGGGATATGGCCGGTCGTCACCATGGCGCCGCAGCATCTTATGAAAGATTAAGACAAGGCCGTTTACTTATAGACCAAATTAATCAAAAATTTCCAGATTTACTTCCACCTAATGCTACGCCCGAGCAAATAGAGCAAGCTAGACAAAAATTAATTGCTATTGAGCAAAAAAATAGAGAAAATACATTAGCATCAGGATTATATAATAAACCTCCTGAGGGGATGCCTCCACAAATTGTAGACAACTGGAAAAAAATAAGCCCAGGAGATAGACAATTTTTAATCGAGCAATATAATAAAAATCCTAAAGAATTTTCTGAAAAGATGAAAGTGTTATCGGCACCTACAGCAGGAGTTTCAGGTGAAAGCGGTGCGTCTTACGAAGACCTATATAAAAGAGCCCAAGAGGCCAGGCCAGATGTTAATTTCCAAAATTTCGAACGATCTGGTAGTAGTAATTGCGGAAGAGGAACAGGTGCAATCGCCAATTCTATGTTTGGAGGAAAAAAAGGCGATCCTGGTTATGGAACTGGAATAGGTGGAAATGCAAAAGATTTTGCTGGACCTAATGCACAGCGATTTCTTCCAAAATTTTATAAACCGGGTCAAAGTTTGCCTGAAAATTATGTGCCACAAATAGGAGATGTTATTGCATCTAGTGGTGGTAATAAAGGATTAGGTCATATTCAAATTTGGAATGGAGAACAATGGGTAAGTGATTTTAAGCAAGGAAAAAATTGGGCCAGCCATCTAGCTAAAGGATATGATAATTCTACATTATATCGAGCCAACGACTTTGCTTTAAGTAGAATAAATCCAAAATTAGCAGAAAGAATGGGTCCAGATGCTCAAAGAGTGGTAGAAGAAGCCAGATCAAGAATACAGCCAACAGAAGTCAGTTCAGCCACAAATGCGGCTGAACTTTCTAATCCTTCACAGCAGGCACAAACGGCCACACCAGCGTCTGCTACACCTAAATCAGATATACAAGCACCACTTGAACAGGGATTACAACCTAAAAAACAAGAATCTCCAAAACCGGTAACCTATAATGTAAATCGTGCTGAGATGAGAAAAGTTGCATCGCGCTATGCTGCTGAAAGTAATTTTGGTCTCGTTGCCTCAGGTGCAATCGATAGTGGCATAATCTCTGATAAAACAATAATGGAAAATCTTGAGAAGCGTATACCTGGAGTCAAGGCCTCTTATGATGAGGCCGGAAATGTAACAAAGATAACAGTCGAAGACTCAAAGTTTGCTGAAAAATTCGATAAAGAAAATCCAGGAGTCATTTCGGCTGCACAAGAGCATGAAGATGGTGGCACCGTTCCCACCGATTCTCTGGCTGTTCCAAATACCCAATCAGGGCAAGAAGATACTGCATTGGTCAATAAAGAAGGTCAGGTTACAGATACAGTTAGCAGTTCAGAAAGATTAATACCTGGTCCTGTTGAAACGAGGGTGGAACCCGAAAGACTCCGTGGATCGTCAGAGAACCTCAAACAGGAAAGAAATGCAGATATAGATCAAATCAGAGAAGAACTAAATGCTCTGAAAGAAATGAGACAAACACAAGATAATCTGACACAACAGGCCTATTCGGCCGAACCAACAATATCTCAGATTGAGCAAATGGTTCCTACAGATGCCGTTCTCAATTCATCTCTGGGTAGATATACAGAAAGAATATATTTTGCAGAACAGGGCCGTCATTTTAGCGGAAAATCAGCCAACTTCCATTCTAATGGATAAAAAAAGAGGGAGGAGTCCGCGTTAGACCCCTCCCTCTCTGCGCGACTAAGGAAACGAAACCAAAACTTAGTCGTCAGCAAGAGCCTTGAATGCCTTCAGGTCTTCATCATCATCAACCGAGAAGTCAGCATCATTCACGGACGGCTGCTTACTAGCCGCCTTGAAGACATCCTCACGCTCTACCTTCTGTGGCTTGGAGCTTTCCACAGAAACTGGTTCACCCAGAACCTCATCAAGCCTCCGCTTCAGTTCATCATATGACTTGAATGATGAAGGATCGACGAACTCCTTGAGTGAATACTCTCTCTTCCAGATAGCCTCAAGTTCACTATCATCATCAGATAGTGGGCCTGGATTATCAAACATGGACTGGTCATAGTTTGGATAACCATCAACTGTGCGGATACGAAGCTTGAGGCTTGCACCCTTCCACAGATCAAATGGATTGAGTGGCTTATCACCATCAAACTCAGGATTCATGGCCAGAGTGATCTTGTCAAAAATCTTCTTGCCATACTTGAAGAGAAACACCTTGCCCTCGTTCTCAGGATGCTTGGAATCCGAGACGACATAGATGTTGGAGATATAGTGGAGTCTCCGCTTCTGATTACGGGCCTGCTTACGGGCTGGCGAGTTATCATCAGCAGAAGAGTTCCAGAGTTGGCTATTGTAGTCAGAAACAGGGTCCTTCATCTTGGGGAAAGTGGTCAGCGACTTCTCGATATACCACTTGCCAGATGGGCCCTTGAAACCATGATCAAAGTAACGAACCCAAGGAAGCGCATCATCACCATCAACAGCAGCCGCAGGAAGGAAACGAATAACGGCTGAACCGTTACCGGCCTTATCGCGCTCCAGCTTCCAGAAGCGGGTATCTTCCTTGTTATTCTCAGTTGCGGGGGCGTTGATCTTCTCGATTTCCTTGGTCAGACGATCAAGGGCACTTGAGGACTTCTTGAGTGTAGCAAAGTTTGACATTGTATGTTCTCCGTATGTTTTGTATATCAGCGTATGTTTGAGTATAATAACAGAAGATTCTCCTTCTGTCAAGTTTATTTAGTGGCATTTATTTTATCTTTTAGAATATTTTTTATCTTACTCCTATCATATTCTAAAAAGTTCTGTACTTTAAGGCAAAGCAATCTGATCTTGGACCAGAGTATATCATCCTTGCCTAGTTTCTGATCGAACTTATCAGAAAATCCTATAAATGAGTTGAGTATGGCCATAGTCTCAATAGAGATTTCATTATTGAGATATAGATTGATTATCTCAGGATATTGCCCACCATTATTCCGAAATAGTGACTGTACATTTTCAACCTTGGACAAGGCTTTGCTCAACTCATTATCAAAATTATATGTTATGGCCTGCTTGCGTTTCATATAAGACATATAATCATCTTTCGCTTCTTCTTCAAGAAAGTCACGAATCCAAACCTTGCCTTTTATAAAGTTAGCCACAAAAAAATCAAGTATGACGCTTTCATCATATTCACGGCATATTCTTTGATAGAGGAATCTATCCTTACTCATACTAAAAGAATTTTTGGATATATTCTTGATCTTACCTTTATACTTGAAATAATCATATTTTTCCTGCGTGAAATGATTTTTCAAGGAAAGAAAAAGAACATATGTGTCGTAAGCAGATAGTCTCATATAGGAAGTTTATTTGTCTTGGGCTTTGGTAAGAAGTTTAGATTTTCTGCTTCAATCTTGATCTTTGATTTGAGGGCATTAGATATCAACTTGGCGGCCTGTTCTACTTCAAATCCTGTGCTTTCACAATACAGAACTATAGCCTCCATATATGATATTTCTTTTGTTTTAGCCAGAGTTTCTATTTCTATTGAGAACTTATTGATTTCATCTTTTGTTGACATATTATTTCCATAATAAAGATGGACCGCACGGGTTGGTCCAAATGTTGTCTGGCATCACGACCCTCTTTTGGGTATCCAGATCAACCACCAATATTACTTGCCTGTAACCTTATTCCAAAGAGTCTTGACAAACTGTGGCTGTGGTAGAACATTCCATCCGACAACAAGACCAGCAGCAAAAGCAACCATTACATTAAATGTAATAAATGATAGCATTTTTATTTCCTTTCTAAGTAAGTGAAG